GAATTGGTTGATATGATTCAAAAGAGTGCAATATCTGCACAGATTAAGAATACAAACCTTTCTGGTAATCCTGAAAGTGGTTCTGTTGAAGCAAGGAGATTGATGACAGCAGAGAGTCAGGATTATGGAACAGCTAGAACAGCAGGTGCTGGTGATAAGGTTAAGAACAACGGAGTAACAATTAACCTTGATGTAGATAAAGAAATAGTTGAAGAAGTAGAGTGGAAAGATATTCAGTTTTATGGCATTGATGGAATAATTGCTAAAAGACAGGCAAATCATCAGAATGCTATGATTAGAGAACTTGACAGAGCATTCTTCACAGAAGCAGAGAGTGCTGGAACAGAAGTTGCAATAACTGGAACAGAAATTGTCGACCAGTTAGAAGAACTTATACAGGCAGTTGAAACTGTTTCTAATGATAATGTAGATGGTGTTGATAGAGAGATGTTAGTATTATCTGTTACACCTAATATATATGGACAAGTTAGAACTTATTTGGACAAGGTAACTAATCTTAATGGTCAGGATTATAATGTATTCCACGGAGTAAGGATATTCTCTAATGTAAGGCAGACGAAAGATGCTATTTGTATGGCAGTTGGTGCAATAGCACAGCCAGTTGTAGCACAGCCTTATGTTGTTGAACCTATTCCACTTAGCAATGCTGTGGCAATAGAGCTATTCTACCATTATGGTACAAAAGCAGTAATGCCTGATTTAATAATGTATGCATCATTAAGTGCTGGAATATCTGCTTAATTAAAAGAGTTGAGCTTAAAGTTAAAATAAAAGATTAAATAAAAAGATTAAAATAAAAGAGCTTAACTTTTTATTAAGTCGGAATGGACGAGGTGATTGGCAAAATTAAAGAATATGTGATTGCTCTGTGTCCTGAACTGGAAGAAGATAGCAATATTGATTTTATAATCTCTGATGTGATTGATAGATTTTTGGCATACACCAATAGACAGCAATTAGTTGCTGGTTATGAAAGATTTCTAACTGGTGATTACTATGATAGTGATTACATAGTTGATGTAACTGGTGAAAGGTTACCGATACTTCCTGTTCCTGTTGAATTAGAAAGAACACTCGCAAGGGTGGTTGTTTCTAGTTTCAAGGGAATTAAAGGTTTACTTGCTGATAATAAAGGAATTAAAAGTATATCGGACAATGGACAGTCTATTAGTTATGGAGATTATATAGAAAGCTATTTTAACTCAAAGGAAGATGATGACATTTTTGGTAGTGCAAAAACTATTATTGATAGATATAGAATACCAACGATTGTTAGAACGAACTTTACAGAAGGGAATTATAGCAATTTATAAAGAGTAATTTATAAGTCTGAATAAATGGAAATACCTGCAAGTTTTAAGAGCAAAATAAAGGACACATTTTACGATAAGGAGATAACCCCTTATAAGAAAACAAGTACAGTAGACACGGACGGTTTTGCACACGATACTATGTCTACAAAGGGAACTAGTTTCTATGGAAATGTACAGTATGGAAACTTGGCTGAATTGCAAGAACAAGAGGGTATTAAAATTGAAGCTGATTTGTTAATTACAACCGACGCAGTAGTGGAACTTGGGGACATCTTGAAATATGGGAATGATTATTACCGTGTTAAGAGATTTCTAAAATATGATAGTCATAATTTGATAGCTTGTGATAAATGGCAGTAAAGGTAGTAGCAATTAAAAACTTAGATAGATGTATTGAAAAGTTTGAAAAAGCTGGTGATGTAGACTTGAAACCTATTATTAGCAAATTAACAAGGATTGTTCAAAGGGACGCTAAGATATTAGCACCTGTTGATACTGGAAACCTTATGAATCATATTTTTGCTAAGACACTATCTGGTGAAATTGCTTCAAAAGTAGGACTGGGTTCTAATGCGATAGGAGTAGTTTATACGAATGTTGAGTATGCGATTTATCAGGAATACGGCTGGGCTAGGGACTTAAAGGACGGAAGGCATATTATATATTCTGGGAAACCTTTTATGCGACCAGCACTTAAAAAGAATGAGCAATTGATTGAAAGGTCTGTTGAAAACTATTTGAGCAATAAATTGAAAAGTATAAAGAAATGATAGAGCCGAAAACAAGTATTTATAGTTTATTGAGTACGGTAGGGACTACTTATCAGGCAATGCCTGAAATAGAAGTTACTTATCCGTGTATTACATTTTCTATTGCTGAGGACAGACCTGAATATACTATGGACGGTGAAATAAGTCATCAAGTGATTATTGTGAATGTAGACTTATGGGCTGAAACAAG